ATTTCGGGGAGCCAATTTCCCAGTCGGACACCCCTCAAACCCTTATCCACCCTCAAATATTACTCCGACTTGTTCGTGTCCCCTTGTCGTATGACAGTTGCCAACACCATTAAAAATCATGGCGACCAAGACAACCAACGACATCAAGGTAACACAACCCTCAAAAACTTTGGCGAACTTTGGACAAACTATTTGGGTACACAACTGAGTGGCAACTCATTTTTATTTATCTCAATTAATCTGTGTAAGTTGTTGCACATCTGTGACACATCTGATAACGTCTATATATAGACTAATATATGGAAGGACACACAACATATGGCGAACTTTTACAATGAGAGTGGGTAGAAAAAGAGCAACTGATGTAGAGGATTTACGATGCGATCCTTTGGTGAAAGAACTTTTGAACTTATGTGATGAGCAAGGCTTGGCAATTAACAAGGTCGCTCAAAAGTCAGGGGTTTCTTTTCAAACAATACTAAGGTGGCAGAACTCAAACATACCTAACCTATATAACTTTCGTGCCGTGCTACAAAGCATTGGATACGATTTAAAAATAACCAAGGACGATTAATCTTCGTCCTTTTTTTTATTCTTCTGGGCTAACGCATACGACATCATGGCTTCTGCAAGGGTGGAACTAAACTCAATGCTTGATAGGTGTGAAAAGAAATAGGTTGAGGAGCCGAGGGTTATGATTAATCCATTAGGCATCATCTCAATGGTGGGTATTATTTGGACTGGAGCTTTGTCTGATAGCTGGGATACATTGTAACCCTCAACAAGATTGACTTCTTCTACATAGGCTTGAATGAATTGATGTTTAGTCTTCTCCATGAAGAGCTACCCTTTTACAAACGTATAAGAAATCACTTTCATTCCACGCACCTTTCATCATGTTCACAACCGAACAAACTAATTGGATATTATCAACAACATAACCAACATCATTATCAATCCGATCAATGCTGATGTTGAAGGGATTTCGTTTCCTTCGATCTCCCGTTCTAGTATGATCCAGTCGGATACCTGTGAGAGCACACTCTCCATTTTGTTTATAATATATTTCAATAACATCTTCACATGTAATATCCCATGCCATGTTCGGGCTAATCTTTTTACGACTATGTCTTAACTGGCTGAATGATCTCCTAATATAATTCTCTGGTTTGAGAGCAAAGCTCCTATTCTTTTTTTCTAAGTAACAAGTCTTACAAGTTAACACTCTGCGATCCTTGTTTTTAGCCTGACCACCGACTTTATAATAATCGTTAATTGGTTTGGTTTCCATACAGTGCTGGCAAGTTTGCCAGTCAGCCACTAATTTTTAGGTATGCCTTTCACAACGCTTTTCTTTTTGGGTGGAACTACATCAATAATATTAGGAGCAAGCCGAGAAACATTCTCGTTATAACCTTTCATCTTGGCTATACATCCACCTAACTTCTTGCAAACATCTGGTGCTGGGCAACAATTCATTTCCTAATCCTCTTCGTTGTTCTTAGGCTTGAATAATTGCACAACCTTTTCATCCCTGTCGTCCCGTAAGCCTGGAACAAGTCGTGGCTCATCGAAGGTAACTGTTATTTCCATCTCTTCTTCATCATAAGTTTCATAACCACAGGCTCTCAACCATTCCGAATACAACTCGATCCAGTCGCCGAGCTTCATTACGACTAAGCTGTCGGCTGTCGGCGTGTTGTTCTTACGACTGATAACTACAGGAACTTCGCCCTTTGTTTTGCTAGCTATCAAACCATTTTCAGCTTGAGCCATAGCAGCATAAGGACTGAACTTTTCTGTTCGCTTTGCTTCGACCCAGATAGTCGGAGTTCCTAGCAAGTCGGCTCGACCCCCACCCCCCAGGTGCGACCCACCTCCTGATAACGGCATCCGACTTATTTGTCCCGTGCTGCCGAAAAGTTTTTGGTCAAGATACTTCGCCAGTTCTCGTTCATATCCATCGCCTTTTCTCTTACCAAACTTACCACTCTTATTACTCATTCAAGTCTCCCATAAATAATCATCAGGCACACCCTCAACATGCTGAGTGTTGTGCTTGCATTTGTCGCAGATGTACTGCCATTTAGGTCTCTCCACTTCCGACTTGCATCGGATACATGGTCGTTTCCACATTTTGGTTTGGGTTCTATGACTAGGCGAAAGGGCATACTTAGCTCCCTCAAAATCAGCCATGTCTTCTCGGACGAGTATCCGTTTAAGAGTATCTGTGCAACAACCCATAGACTTAGCCATTGCTCTGTAAGTGTAATTGTTATCCAACATGTACTGTAACCTAGTCCTCTCATCATCCGAGAGCACTCGTCCAGACATTTTCGTATCGCCTCTCCTTTCTTCCCTTAGTTTAAGAGCGACCCCCATAAGGGGGGGTCGATCCTCATTGTTAACATTCGTGATAAGAATAGGCATGAGTTACTTGACGTACCCCCCACACCTATAGTTATAATCCTCGGAGAGGTGATAGAAACAATTAGAAACAACTAGCAAGACATGGCTCCTTGAGCCAGTCTTGTAAAACAATGTTCTAATTAGTCTATTACCTATCATTCCCCGATCCACCTTTTAACTTCGTAGACTGGAAGCATAAGCTCTCGGCTAATATCCATAGCAGACTTCCCTTTCTTTTCATGTAGTATCCTCGCCTTTTGTTTAGGCGAAAGAGTTGACACTATATAAGAAGAACCATCCACCAATCTTTCAGCCCAACCAATGTAATGAGTTTGATGTAGTTCTGTCTGCGATCTAACCTTACCAAACGTAACTTGCGTTACCATTTTCAATCTACTGTCAGGCTCTAGGTACTGATCCAGATAACCGAATGGACTTTTGCGTTCACCATTACCTGTGTAAACTTCAAAGTCGCCATCAAGAATACCAGCTTTCTGCTTTGCGTCCTGTTTGTTTTGAAAAACTTGCGTCACCATAATCTGTGTATCAATGTCGGTTAGCTGTGCTGTCGATCCAGCTTCTCTGCCCAGCCCACTTTCACCAGGCTTATTCCTGTGATGGACGACTACGACTGCTGCATTGTATTTTGTTCTGATGCTGCGAGCCACATGATTTACTTTGAACCACTCGGATGCCGATGCTTCTTCGATACCACCAAAAGCATTACGGACTGTATCGATAACAACAACGTCAGGCTTGATCTCGTCCAACCATTCTTCAAGAAGTCGGAACCCATCTTCAGTACGAAGGTTCATCTCACCACCATCCTCTTTTGAAATCAAAGCTGGCGACCACATATTCATGTTGTGTCCAGTGTCTCCAAACATAGATGTGAAGTTCTTGAAGCGATGAAGAACTGTTCGTGCTGGATTGTCGTAGTCAAGGTAAAAGACTTTGCACGGCTTCTTAGTTTCGTATGGCCCGAAGTTTGGATTACCCGATGCGAGTGATGTCAACAAAGCAGATAAGAAAAAAGACTTGCCATGCCCGTTGTAACCAACCACTTGTGAGATAGCTCCGTGAGCTATTAAAGGTTCGGCTATGTAATCTGTATCTCCTAATGTATCGATCAAACGATCTACGTCTGAACTATATATAGGTCTTAATCGACCAAGCCTTGTAGCTTTCTTTTCTTTATTGGATTTTCTATCGCCATTACTGTCATAATCTGACCTATAATTTCTTTTATCAAGGTCAATGGCAGACTTAATCTTCTCGTTTAACCACTTATCTGTGTCATTCGGAGTGTAGTTTGTACTATCAAAGAACTCGTCATGGAATTTATTGACTACTATATATAGATCATCTCCAGTAATACCTTGTCTTACTTTCTGTGCGACAAATCTAAACATCCAAGTATCAGTACCATCTCCAGTGGTAAACTTTCTATTGATGTGTGCAACTCTTAACTTAGCTTGATCCCATATAGGCATCGCATCATGTACGTCAGCCACCTTTACATTCTCTAAGTCGAGGTTGCCAAACGAGAACTCACCCTCCATCGGAGCCAGGACTTCGGTAGGATTTTCGCTCCAGGCAAAGTCGTCAAGGTTATCCCAGTCACACCCGACACCTATTTCCCAGTCATACATGTGTGCGACTTTACCATCCTTGATCTTAACGGACGGAGGCATAACAACATAACCACCATCGCCTCTAAAATCTAAGCCCTGAACTTTGTGTAGATCAACTGTGTTTTGAAATCGCTTACCATTTTGTGGGTGTGAAAAGTAGAAGTGCCTACCTCTAGTAGTCTTAACACTATATGGTGTGGTTAACTCTTTACTCTTGCAATACTCAACTGCCTTATCGTTGTCGCAGTCAACTACCACTACACCAGAAATAGACCCAGTTATCAGGGCTAAGTTAAAGTTCTTGATGACTGTACCACTCTCCGTAGCTACACCCTCATAGAACCATTCATCAACCTCATCATGGGTAATTTGTTTGGTCTGATATTCTGCCCATTTTATCAGAGGCTTCTTGCTTGTTATACTAAGTGGTATAATATTCCACCCTCTATCAACTGCCTCTGTCGCTTGTTGGTGCATTGACTTTCGCCATTCGTCATTCACTGTCTCTGTCATTTTGTGTGTCCTTATTAAAGTAATCGTTCAAATCCAAATGAGGATTTCGTTCCAGTAATTTACAAAGGAGTGGAGAGCCAATGTAGTTAGACCTTATAATCCTATAAGGTGCTGTCCTATGTTTCCCCATAACCTTTGCGACTTCGTTTACGCCACCACAATCATCAATAAATTTGACTGCGTTGAAATTCATTTCATATTCCTCTCTCGGTTTCTGCTAAATGTTGTTGACGTTCTTCTTGTGTGATCTCTTCCAAGTCGTAAAATCTTTTAGACATCATAACCCTTTGGCTACGACCAGACTTTCCTTTCCTTGTCATCTCACAACGAACAATAAGGTTCTTCTCTACTAATGCCTTGAACCTATTTGATATTGAATTGTATCGGTAAGCCGATAGCTCTTCGAGTACCTCATCTTGGATACATCCACCAGTACCGAACCTATCTATCACTGCCCAAACTATAGCTTCTAGTTTTGTAGCATCAACAGAATTTGCAGCTTCGATACTCGTGTTGTCACTATCTGTCCGATACATCTTATATGTCTCTGTCATTTTATATGTCCTCGTATTGTTTAAACACCTTACATTTAACACAACTAAGACGACTTAATAAACAACTGTGCGTTATTCTACACATCTAATGTCACAACTGGGTCTAGTAACAGATGGCTATTTGAGTTATAAATAAATCACTATTAACATTACGGAGGACTATTATGAGTGATTGGGATGCCTATGATGGGGCAGATGAAACTACTCTAAGTGGACAAGCAGAACGCTATGACCACCTTATTAAAACCAAACAAAAAATTGAAGACGAGATGGAAGGCTTGAAGGATAAAATCCTTGAGAGTTTTTCTAAGGAGACTGGTGAGCAGTCGCTTAAAGCTGGTAAGAGCTTGGTGACTGTGAAAATTCAAGAGCGTTGGGAATGGGATCAAGACTTAATGTTTGATTTGTTTTCTGATCGTGATGAGTTGCCAGCACATGTAAGCAAAAGACTTACTATTAATAAAAGAAAATTTAATTCCCTAACAGAAGATGAGCAGAAAGAAGTTCTGCCATGTCTTACACGCAAGTTAGGAACAACAACCATAAATGTGAGTGAGGTGTCGGATGTTTAGTCCAATGAATACGAATGACCACACCACTTCTTATCGTAAATGTTTACTGTACGGGCATCATGGGTGGGGTAAGACCACTCAGTTTGCTCACTATCAAAAGCATTATGGAAAGGGTTTCATTATTAGTGGAGAGAGTGGACTTAGTTCTATTCGATCTAGTGGTATTGATTACCTACCCTTTACGAGTTGGGGTGGCGAAACAAATCCAGATAACAACAAGTATTCTTTCAGAGATATTGTTAAGTGGATCAAGTCGGAAGACTTTAATTCTAAAGATTACAAGTGGATTGGGATTGATAGTCTTACTGAACTATCCGATCACAGTATGAAGTATGCCAATGAGCTTGCTGAGAATGAAGCAAAGAAACTAGGCAAAGCTAAGAATGGATTTGAAGTTTACGCAACTCATGGCTCCAATATAATTGGTGCTTGTAAATTAATCCGAGACCTACCTTGTCATGTTTTAATCACGGCTCTTTCAAAAGAGAGCACAGATGATAACGGCAACGTAGAGTATTGGGCTATGGTTGGTGGCAAAGCTACTCAACAACAACTCCCTGGAATTTTCGATGCAGTCTTTTGTGGTGTAAGGCATACAGCCGACACTGATGACAAGGCGAAAAAGAAAGTAATCCGTTATGTCATCACTGATGAGGTCAATGGATGGAAGGGAAAAGTCCGTGACGAAAAACGCAGACTAAGACCAGTCGAGCAGACTGGAAACATTGTCGATCTCTTTCGCAGAATGGATATGGACGATGACACTTACGATAAATGGATAGCCAAACATATAAAAGAAGGAGAAAATAATGGCGTTTAGTTTTGAAGATTTAAACCTTGAAGGGATTGTAGCTGCAAAAGGAAGTCAGCAACTACCCAAAGGTAAGTATGTTGTGAAAGTAACAGAGGCTGAAGTTCGCAAGACTGCGACTGGTGGCTCTCAAGTTTACGTTAACATGTCTTGTGATGATGGAATGATTAGGATGTGGATTAATGTTCACACCCCATCATCAGAAGCTGCAACAAGAATTGGTCGAGAACAACTGAAAGCACTATGTACTTTCGGTGGTCATAGTAATCCAGATAAACCAGGCGACATCTCCAGTCTTATTGGACTTGAGCCAGGGATCAGGGTTGTTGATGAGAGCTTCAAAGACAAGACGACTGGCGAAGATCGTGCTGGTACTAAGGTCTCAGGCTTTATCGATCCCAAAAGCGTGCCGAAAGGTTTGGTGTCCTCCTCCCCTAGTCAACCTTCGGTAAGCACAAGCAAAGACTTAGATGATGATATACCCTTTTAACTCTTAGCTTGGGACTGGGGGGAGGAAACTCCCCCCTTTTTTAATATGAAACCAGACATTACAAATCTTATTGATGAAGCATACGCATCAGACCCAGAACAAAAAGCCAGATCATATATTGGTGCATCAGGTATTGGTAATGATTGCCTTGTCGCTATAGCTTTTGCTCATCGTGGTTATCCAGAAACTTCTCCCGACCCTAAGTTGAAGAGAATATTTAGGGATGGTCATAGTATTGAATACAGAGTTGTTGCTGACCTAAAAAAAGCTGGCATCTCTGTTATGGAAAATGATCCTATGACTGGGAAGCAATGGTCTTACACTGCTTATAATGGATTAGCAGTCGGACATGCTGATGGCATAGTTGAGATAGACGGGGTTGCTCATGGTGTAGAAATTAAATCTATGAATGATGCAATGTTTAAGTCGTGTCTAAAAAAAGGTGTGCGATATTCACACCCAAAATATTATGACCAGATGATGATGATGATGGGAATGTCAGGGTTGCCTTGCTTCTTGTTTGTTAGTTACTGCAAGAACAACAGTCTTTATTTACATGAGTATGTAGACTTCGATGAGTTCCGTTATGAATTTTTAATGTCAAAGATTGAGAGAATTTTAAAAGATGACATCACTAAAGTCGCAACCGATGAGAGTGACTGGCGATGTCGTGGATGCTTTAAGAGAGAAGCATGTTGGCATGGCAAAATGCCAGAAGAAAAAATCATCACAACATGTGGCAATGCACAAGCAAATTTCAAAGGGGAATGGGTATGCAGTAAAGGATGCACAACTCATTGCGAGGCATGGGAACCTTATGTGCCGAAGGAGAAAAAATAATTGGAGAAAATTATAGAAAGAAAGTTAACGATTGAGGCTGAGATAGACAATCTAAACGCACGGCTCATGCACATGAGAGGTGATATGTCGAAGGACGAAGTAAAGAAAGCGTTGGATAAACTTAGGTTTCTTATTTCAGAAAGACTTGACCTATCAATACAACTTGTCAGGAGTGGATATGAATACCAGAATTAAAGTCGTGGCCTTTGCTGGTCAAATTGGAACGGGTAAAACTTTATGTGCCGACTATTTGTGTGCACACCACGGATATGCTAAAGTCAAGATGGCTGATCCTCTAAAGAATATGCTTAGAGCGATTGGTTTAACCGATGCACACATTGAAGGCTCACTTAAAGAAGTGCCGTGTGATTTATTAGAAGGGAAAACACCACGATGGGCGATGCAATCCTTGGGAGTGGAATGGGGTCGAGACCAGATCGGCAACGAATTTTGGGCAAACACTTGGGTCAAAGAGGTGGAACGACACCTGACTTTAGGAACCCCCGTAGTGGCAGACGACTTGAGATACATCAACGAAGCTCAAGCAGTGAAGGCAATGGGGGGAGTGACCATTCATCTAAAGAGGGGCGAATTGCAAGACGCAACGCACTCATCGGAACTGATTGATTTCAAGTGTGACCACACACTAACCAACAATGAGAAAGAAAGCCACGGCATCTTTGCGATGCTAGATAAAATAGTAAACTTTGATTTGTTTAAGTCTTACCAAATGGAACACCCACCAGAATTTTTTGGTGATGACCCATTTGAAGAAGAGGATGTTACTGATCCTGATAGTCGGAGGGTTCCTCTGACTGGACTGGACAACTAGCAGTCTCTCCAGAACAGCAATCTCCGTCAGCTACTTGATGGCATACGGCACACTGCTCGTGACCATGAACCCACATTGTTCCACATATAGCACCACATCTTGGGCAAGCTGGAGTTCCTTGCATTACGTCCTCACATTCTTAGGTTTTGGCCCCGAATTATTCGCAGCCCTTTTTCTTTTTACTGCCGACTTCTTAGCTGATGATGACATCTTCTTGGCTTTAGCCAGTGGCACACACTTGGGGTACTTACGTCCATCCCCTTTCTTTCTACCACATGGTTGGTACTTGCCATTCTTTTTAGGTGCACCAATGTCCACCCATTTTTCTTTTACCCATTTACGAAGACCACTCATTTTTTCTTAGCCTTCTTTTTCTTGCCTCCGACTTTGATTTTGCCAGAGCATATAGCTGAAGCGTGCATATTTGCATACGCTGATGGATATACCTTGTACTTTCTTTTAGCAGCAGCCTTACCTTTTGCACATAACTTTGCCATTACTTTTCTCCCTCCCAAAAAGGAGGATTGTCTTCAAGAGAAGCTGCATCCCTCCAAGTTAAATCTTTATGTTTTATTTCGCCTTGGTCTACTTCATGTTCACTATCAAGTGCTATCCCATCATAATCAAAACTGACACAAGATGGTTGAACTCCATTGAGCCATTTCTGTATGGACATAAACACACCACCTGATTTTCCAAAACAACCACCATGTAAGTCGTTGGGTTTTATTCTTAGAAAGTTCCCTCTTTTAATACTTCGACCTTCAGGGTCTTCTTTCTTTAGGTCTTCATTTGTGGTTATCCATTTACCTCCACGACTAAATAAGATTTGACCACCTAGATAAACTTCATAACTATCAACATTTGGATGTGTATGTTCTGGTATAATTTTATAAGGAGGCACTACAAATACTTGTACTTGATAAGGGTCTTTTACAAATTGAGTGTATCCGTAAATTCCGAATATATCTTTGACAGCATTGTTCAATGGAGTATACCCAATGACTTGGGCTTCCCTTAGATACTTGTCTTTAAATAATTCTAGTTCATCTACGATCATTTATTTTCTTTTTGGTTTGGGCAACGACTGAGTGTATGCCTCCTTGATTTGTTCTATGGTTCGGAAACAACCAACACAAACATCATCAACTAGCTTACAAATCCCAATGCACTTCGTCACCACGCTTTGCAAGACCAATATCTTGCTGAAGTTTTTGGCCCTGGGCTTGCACAATTATGACGAGCACGGAACGACTTTCGCCTAGCTGGTATGCTTTTCTTAATCTTCATGTTGGGATCACCAAACCTAACGATCTTAATCTTAGCTCCGTCACTCACACAGACTGCCGACTTCTTTGGTTTGCCTGGAGTTCGGAAAGGTTTGTTAAGACTTTTGCCTTTGCACGGGCCACTAGCTTTCTTCTTTGCCATTATTTAAACCTCTTCTGTATGTATTTAACTGAAGCATAAACACCAAGACCTAGTGCTATGTATGCCAACCCATCAAACCAAGACATATGATGTAGAACTTCTACTAAGTCGGCTGTGATCCAATCCATTTTTATCTCCCCTGTTTTCTTCGTAGACAGACGACATGTTTACGCCAGAAATAATTACCCACTTTTATAAACGGCTTACTTATATACAAATAAAAGCCAGCCATTAATTGTCACTCGAATTGTAAACAAAAAGACCTACCACAATACCCATTAAACTAATGATAGACATGAACACAATGCCAAGGAGCTTGGCGTTCTCTGCAAATTCTTCTTGCTCTTTTCTTTTAAGTGCTCTCTGTGCTCTCTCATGTTCCTTCTGTTCTTGTATTCTTTTGGCTCTCTCGTTTATTATCCCTTGCCATGTACCTGGGCCAAATCTCATGTTTACCAAAGTCGCAATCTCTTGCATCTGTTCTTGGGCAAGTCGAGCATTGATCGTTTCTTCTGCAACACTCTTCATGCTTAATGGACTGCTGGCTTTGCTTCTGTCCTTTTGGATTTGTCTCTCGCCTTCAAACAGTTGATCGATATGCTTTGCCAAGCCACCGATGTCACTTACATTACTTACTAACTGCTTGATTTGTTTGTGGGCAGAATTGACAAGTGCAATTCCAGCGAGAACTTCTCCAATCATACACTACGCCTTCCGTCCGTTTGGACTGTAGCTAACAGATTTCTTCGTAGTCTTCTGCACCACCTTGCCGTAAGGAGACTTAGGAGTTTTCTTAGGCATAGGTTTTTTGGTTTTTCCATACATTATTTTTTAGCCTTCTTCTTAACTTTTTTCTTTTTAGTTTTAGCGATGTCCATTCCACCACCACCAACTTTGTCTTTTTTCTTATTTGTATTTTTGTATTTTTCTTGAATAACTATCGGCATTTTTTTGTTCCCTTCTTCTTGGTTATACAAGGACAACCCTTTACGAGCATCTGTCCTTGTCTGCCAGCCTTGGCATAGTTTGTGGGACGAGAAGCAGTCGGCCTCACAGTCTCAGTCGTTTGTATTCCTCTACTTGCCACCTTTGTACCTATCTCCAAACCACCAACTTACTGCCATGCCAGTTAAGAAAATAACTTGAGCAGCAATGTCGTCTTGTCCTTCGGTACTTAGTTGAAAGAAAAGTATCCCAGTTAAAACAATTAATGACAGCGTCAACAACGGGCGTATCAGTCGGAGTAAAGTTATTACCCAGCGATACGGAGTTCCGTACTGGTTGTCGTGATCGTAACTGGCTTGCCTAGTCGTAGCAAAAGTCGCAGCTTCTGCAATCACTTGTTCGTTTTCCATCTCGGCAGCACGAGCCTGAATGTTTAGTTCTTGTAAAGCCAGTTCTTGTTTGAACTCTTCCCTGGTCAACTCTAGCTTTTGTTTTGCTTCAAAGTATCCAGCGACTTTGCCGACAACTGTTCCCAGTATGCCAGTAGCTCCACCAAATAGTGCCGTTAAAATTGCATCCATGTTACCATCTCGCTCTTTTTTTCCTGTTGTCCATATGAACAAAGGTTTTGTAATTCATTCCAATTCCCATAAAGCCGACTTTCATTGCAGCCTTAACAATCGTGTCTTTGTCTGTAACCAATGGTACATCAAAAGCCTTGGAAGGTTCGTCCTCCCTGGCAATGTGTTGAGACTTTGGTGCACCTCCGACTTTGGCGTTGTGTCTTGGGCAACGACTTGCAGAGTACGGAGAAAATGGTATGCCAAGCTCATCTCGGAGAGCCTGTAGTTTTTCTACAGCTTCCTGTTCTACGTTTACAAACCCACAGCATCGACAAGCGAACTCACTCCACTTGAAATTCTTTGATGCGTAGCCTTCTTTTTTTTCCATAGTTAATTCCCAAACCCTTTGTTAGTTGCAAACGTAACCTTGCCAAATTTAGATTGGGTTTTTTTATTGCCACCTTTCTTGCCACCCAAGTCGGCTGCTCCTTCTCTGAAGCCATGAAGACCTCCGAGTACAGGCAGTCGTCCAGCGATTGATCTAAACATTTCACGCCTTTGACCAGTCTTAGTCCCGTCACCTGTAACAAAGTCTTTTGCTCCTGCTGGAATATCAAAAAGTATATCTTCAGCAGCAGAAACTCCTGGGCCAGCTATGGCTGACATTGTTCTGACAAATCCATACTTTCCATTATCTAGTTGAGCCGAAGAGTTGTATAGCATTTCAGCAAACAAGCCCAAGCCACCGATTGCCATGAGACCTTCGATGTACCAACCTAAAACTTTATCAGTATCTCCATCTTCTTCGATGCCCAACAATGAAGCTATGTAAGATATACTGTCAGTTGCCTTTCGATCTCTGAACTCTCGTATCTTATTGCCTTGACTGTCTTCGCCTCTTCCTTGAACAAGGTCTTTGACACCAGCCGAAGCTGCACCGATACCTATACCAGCCGTAAGTAAATACATTAGTGGTTTGAAATTAGCTTTCATTGTGCCATCTGCATTTTTACCAAAGGCTTCTGACATCACATCTTTACTCATCCTACCCATCATTAGTGGGAAAGATTTAAGCTGGAACATTAATGAACCCCAAGGTGTTTGTGCCCACATCGGTATGTCATTTGGGTTAGGTGTGAAAATAGCTTCGTTAGTAAAACGCATAGCTGCATATTTAAATGCTTGTCTTTGTGCTAGGTTTTCAGTCGGCATATCCACTCGTGGTGCTCCTGGTAACAAGTAATCAACCTCGGCATTTTCACCAGTTAGTCCATACCTTTCTAAAAAACTTGCAGAAGTTTTATATGAACGACTGTTTTGTTTTCCTTGGTTTCTAAGAGTAATAGCGTTTTGTATTTCTGACCTAAAGGCTTCCATACCCACCATTGATGCCATCTGTCTGTTGAAGTTAGTCCAGTCGGTCAACAAGGTTGCGTTAAAGAATGAGTTACTAAACTTCTGATTTCCCTCGCCAGCCATCTGTACCATTCTGTCGTGCATAAGGTTCTCAATACCCACACCAATATTCTTTGCAGCAGCCCTGTAAGCTGGGTTGGAACTATATTGTTTCCAAGCCTTGGCAAAAGCACCTAAGTTACCAGACCTAATTAAAGGTAAAGTTAAATCAGGCATTGAAGTTAGGGTTGTAAATCCAAGTAACGAAACAGCATTGAAAGTCTTGAGCCTTCTTGTGAACTGGTGTGAAAATTCGTGACCTTCTCCAGTAATAGGTCTCTTGTTCAAAACCCTGTTCATGCTTTCAAGGTCACTTATTAAACCCTTTCTTTGTGGTACGCCTTGAAAGTCAGCCAGTGCGTTGACGACTGCATCTACCCTTACTAGAAATTGAGGGTTAGTTCTTTGAGTAACATCTATAGCGTTGATAAGAATGTTCTTCGCCTGAACCATATTTTGTTGAGGGTTCCCAGCAAGAGCTTTCTTTACAGAGCCTATAAGTTCTTTTATTTCATCAAACGACTTGTTTATTTTAGGAACAATAGTGTCTCCAGTATCAACCTTTACACCCATACTATCAAACTTACTAACTGTTAGCTTGGCATTAGATAGTATAGTTACAGCAGCATCATCTCCTAAATCTGCAATAGATTTATAAGCATCATAGCCGTGACCCTCTACTCCAAACTTTTCTGATAGAGCTATCTTACGAGTTGATCTGTCAAAGTATTTAGCCAAAATTCCTTGGAGGTCGTTGACTAAGTATCCCCTCATTCCCTTCATTTCTTCTGGCTTTAGAGTAAGCATCCTTCTTGAAAATGGATCAGAGATAGCAGTGTGAACTAAACTCTCATCAGCCACACCCTCGTTATCAACCATTCTTTCTTGAAGGTTCTTTGCTTTCGTTAGTATTTCATCACGAGTTAACCTTGTGCCCTCAAAGTCTGGAGAGTTTTGTTCTCGGACAAACATTTCCAATAAGCCGTTTATAAAGGCATTAGGATTTTCCCTAATTGCTTCAACGTCCCAAACTTGTGGGAAGTAATAACCATTACGTCCTCCCTGGGTAACATCACCAACCTTGATGCCTATAGCTCTCATATCGTTTAGTTCTTTAGTAAACGCATTTGCTATTTGTTGTGCAATTTTTCTTTCACCTTGTTTTAAGACAGCCAAGTTGCCAGCCCTAAGAGCGTTAACAATTCTTTTGTGGCTATCGGGAACTGGAACACCTTTGCCAATTAACCCAGAGTTTTTACCCATCCACTTTGATATACGGCCTTTGGCATCAGGCAATTCTTCTAGTTTAGAAAAGATAGGGTTTATCTTACCAGCCAAATCAACTGAGTGTTTTTCAAATATACCTATACCATTCTTAGGCTTTAAAAGATTTCCATACCAGTGAGCACCTTTGTCTCTAAACCTAATTGAGTTTTCAGTGAACCAACTTTTAACAGTAGAAAATTTTGACGCTCGCTGTAAGTCGCCTTCTTCCAGTGGTTGTTTCTTAGCCATACGCCTTACCACTCTTACGACTGGATCGGCTAGGCTTGATCTTTGTAACTGTGCACTAAATCCAACAAAGTCGGTTGGGTCAAAGGCTTCGCCTTCTTCTAATTGTTTTATTAACAAGTCGCCAGTTGGTTTTATATCTCCACCAGATTTCCCTTGATTGGTGTTATTAAGTTCTGCTTCGGTAAAGTCTCCGTTAATAGGCTTCATTGTTTCGCTATTGTAGTTAACTATTACAGTCTCACTATTTTTATTTGAGTGAACTGAACCTTCATAACCAGCATCTTCAAGGTATTCATTAAGTCTTGTTTTTGCTTCAAATGAATTTACGCTATCGCCATGCTTGTGCATAACACCTACGTTTTCATCTGTTAGAGCACGGAAGAAGTCAGAGCCAGTGAACGAACCATCTAAAACTTCTTGTAACTTTTGAACGCCTTTTACGGAGATCAATCCTTTTTCACCCATATCAGCAATGATATGTGCAATGTTATTATCAGAAGGATTTACAAAGTCGTATATTGCAGTTCGACTAAAATTAAACATGTTCCTTGGATTTGAAAATACAGGAACCACATCACTGTTTAAGTTTACAGTAGCTGTTCTGTTTATAATTGTTTGTAAAGAATTAGCTCTCTTGACTAGGTTCTGTAGAGTACCAACAATCTCTTTCTTTCTAGCTGGAGTAGCCATCTTCTTTTCCATGCTTAGTGCATCAATAGCAATATTAACATCGGTCAGTTTTCTGTTTGCCATTAAAGACTTTTGTTTAAGATTGTCAGATACGCTACTTGATTTAATTAAATCATCTGCCCCTCGGTTATGTAAATCAGCAGACGACTTTGAGTTAAACTCAGACAAAGTCTGCATGTAATAACCTGGGCCATACTCACCAACCTCAGTCTTATGAATTTGAGTATTCATCCCATCTTGACCAGAGTGGATATATGTATGATTTTTCAAATCAGCTTCTCGACTTACCCCAAGAAAAGACCGAGCAATAATTTCTTTGTCTTGATGCAATTTGTCTACTGCTTCAACTGCGTAATCTTGAACTACATGCTTATTAACAAAGCGTTTATCTGCACCATCAACTGCTGAAGATATGCCTGTGTCTATACGTTGAGATGCGAACATGTCTCCATAGCTCATCAACTGTAGTGGTAGCTTGTCAGGGTCAAAGTTACCATTGAGTGAGTAAGCAATAGTTTCAAAGTGTCTGTTCACAATCCTCATTAGCTCTTGAGCTTTTGGATTTGCTGGGATTTTATAGAAACCATCTTCGACTTCAAAGACACGAACATGTCTTTGTAACTCTGCTAAATTACCTTCAGCCTTATAAACCATAGCTTGGCGTAACCAAAGCAAACTATCCAAACCAGAAGGTAATTCTAGGGTTCTCATGTTGCTTACAAATTTAGCTTTAGTCGCATCAGACATAGATAAATGAAACGCCAAGTCTGACATTACTTCCATATCTCTAGGTGTCATATCTCCCTTACCAGAAAGGGACTTAGTTATAGCTCTTAATTCTTTTCTCAAGCCGTTATATGCCTGATCCTTCAAAGAAGCTGGTTCTCCAGTCGCTCTTTTTGGAACTGTATTCTGTGTAAAGATGCCTTCCATAATACTTTCTGGAACAAAGCCAGTATCGAAGTCGTCAATAGTGTGACCTCCAACATTAAGTAATCTATAAATCAGGTTCTGACCTACAGCTTCTTGCACTTTGTCGCCATTAGTAAGACCCCTCAAGAAATCTTTAATAGGCTGTGGTGTCTTGGCTGGGATACCAGCTATGCTATCAGTGCCAGCAGTTTGAGCTACCTCATTATTAATAGCTTTTTGTACGGCTGGGTCTGATACGATTTCAGCTTCTTCTTGGTTTACATTTTTACTTGCGTTCTTACGAGCAGAGACTTCTAACGCCAAGTCAACTTTACGCTTGTCTCCATAATTTGTTCTTTTCTTTTCTGCATTAAGCTCTGCGTCCGTCATTTGCTTAACAGACTTCTTAATCACAGGGTTTGTTTCAGCCAAGCTATCCATAAATATTTTAGGATCGCCATTACGGATAGCACTTAACAACGCATCATTACCAACTTGAGTTAACAATACACTTTCAGTTTCCAATTCTTTAATATCATTAACCAACTGCTTCTCTTGACGTAGCTGTATAGCATCGCCCATCTTTTTCTTTCTGCCCTTGATGCTTGGCTGAGTAATACTTGCATCACCTTTGAAGTCGATTGATACCTGACGAGACATATCATCTCTTGGCATATTACGATTGAAGGCTTTAACAAGCTCACGCTGTCCATCGTCAATAGCATTAAGCATGTCGCCAGCCAGTCTTCGGATGTGCATGAAGTTAAGGTTTCCAGTAGTCATAGTCATCTGCCTAGAGAGAACTTCGGCTTGAGCCTCCCAAGAAGAACCTACGTTTGCCAACTCCATTTCATCCATTTCAATGAACGAGTTGTCAGGCATAGCATCTTCCATGTCCATTTGTTGTGAAGCAATTAACTGTCGTAGCTCTGCATCATCAGTAGATGTTTTTGTAGATGCTTCGTAAGTCGTAACTTCTTTCATGTAATCACGAATGGCAGATTGAGCATTAAGCAATCTGTTTCTGGCTCGTCTTGCTGCTGGATAATTATATATGTTAACTAGCTTAGTAGAGCCATCTCCTGTTACGACTTCTTGCTTGTTTGTGACTTGACCATCAAGCAGTCGTACTCTTTGATTTCCACCTTCTCCAGTAGCTTTGTTAGTGTAATGATGTGTCTTGCCTTGCCCACCACCAAACTTGCTATAGATATTTTTCCCTGTCTCCTCTAGGGTTTTTAATAACAACTGTGTATCAGCAACATCATTAACGATTGATACGTTCATAACAGATGTTAGCTTACTACGCATATTATCTAATTCATTAAGCTGTCTTCCTATAAACCCAGCAGTCGGAGATACAGTATAGCCATTCTCTTCAAGCCCAGCAAAACGACTGGCTCCATGAACAACTGATCCATCTGCATCAAACTGGTTTCTAGGAATAATTCTTTCAAACAATGCTTCTAAATCTGGGTCAGCACTTTGTATTCCCATAGGATGTTTGCCAAACACAAAACGCTCAATCAATGTTACAGCGTGTCGTGCAACTTTAATAAACAATGCAGCGTCTGGAACTGCTCCAATATTTAAAGCATAAGATGTAAACTGATGAGCAAATAATTCTGCTGGACTTTCAATCTCATTGCCACTTATTCCTGGCAGTCTTTTCTGTAAAAGCTCCATATCTAAATTACCATCTGCATCATAATATTTTGACATAGAGTGCCAGAACATCATCTTTTCAGATGGAGTTAACATGTTGTCATAAGCCCAGTGGCCTACCTCATGCACAACAGTTATGGTCGCTGGTATAGGTCGTAACTGTTCATCACCACCCTTTTCAAATAGCTTGTCAGTTAATAATATCTTTCCATCGTTTGTATTATAAGCACCGACTGCGTTAGCATCTCCCTCAATTCCATCTACGCCTTCAAACCTTGGCATAGCTCCATTGGAGCCATCAGGGTTAATTCGTCTTAGGAAATCTAGCGATGCTTCAATCTCATCATCTGCTCTTCCTTTAAAAACATTACGAAGAGTTTTGAAAGACTGTCGTTGATCTAACTCAATTCTTTTCACGCCATTAGGAACTGCGTTGCCCATTGCTGCGTAGGCTTGCTTTAAAGTATTCGTAAACCTTTTGACATCTGCAAGTGTACCTAGTCGGCTCCATGAAATGTTTTCTAAGTTATTAATATAGGCTTGTAAGTCAGCAGCGTTATCAATTTTGTCTGCTACAGCATTAGGTAGAAAACTTTTCTTAACCTTAATATTGCCTAAGTCCTCAACCTTAACTGGTCGCATAGCTCTTTTTCGTGGGCTTTTATCTGCGACTGTTTTGTTGCCTAAAAGTAATTGTCCTTCTTGATAAGTGACCTTACCCTCTGATGGAGTTAATGGAGTAAAGTCTTCCATAGCTTCAGCAAGAGAGGCTGGGGTAACAACATTAGCCATACCCTTTTTTCTACGACCAGATGCTATCTTACGATCTATTTTTACATGACCAATAATAAACTTCTTATTAGAACTGGTCTTTAATACCTGACCTATAGTTTGGTTAGGGTTAGGGATACGGACAACTCCATGAAGTGCTGAACCTTCAACATCATCAATAATTTGCACAGCCATCTTTCGACCAGGAGGAACCTGATAGTCGTTGGCTGTATGTGTCATAACATTTTTAGGATCAGATATAGGAGATGTCTCTACAGTCGGATCATCAATTACAAGGTCTTCTGCATCTGCTTCAGCACGACCTTTATATGTTTCTGACTTGTTCCACTCTTGTTTGAACTGCAAGCCTTCTTCACCCTCAGTCTTAATGATAGCTCCAGTTCTTTCAGCATACTCAGCAATTCTGTTTTTAAATATCTCAGGGATATTATCTTTCATCATATTCGAGTTGCTGAACAATCGTATGTCGTTACTTGAAGCCTTGTCTGTAATAAGTGTAAGACTTACTTTGTCTCCAATCTTACCCATTTGAGCTACACGGACACCATCAAATACTAGGAAGCCTTCGCCTCCCTTTCCTTCAAACTTAAAATGATTATGTACGTCCACTTCATACCCATCTATTTTTCTGATGTAGGGTTTGAACTGTGTGCCAGTTGGGGCTTTAGTTGGTGGTACACCATTCTTGATTGCATCAAGCTCAGACTTTAACTCTAGTATTATTCTTACCATCTCGTCTTTAGGCAAGTCGTTAGATAAAACAGCTTGTGCTTTTTGTTTAATCTCTACTTCTGCTGCCTGAGACTTATTGTTTTGATCTGCTAGTTTTTGACTATCTTCAATAATACCAACTCGTTCTTCAGGTGTTATGTCATCAAGACCATACCACTCTGGAACTTCATCTATCTTAATGTCTGCGACTTCTTGTTCTTTAGCTCGCTGCCTGATTTCAATTTCAGCAGCAGTTTGTGTTGCGACTTTCTTGTTCGCCTCTTTAATTCTTTTCTGATCTGACTTGCTAAGTTTTTTGAACTCAGCATTGTATCGCTTATATATTTCTTTCTTCTCTGAATACAAAGCATCCATGATTGGTTTAGAACGACCACGCTTCTTAGCTTTTACTATGTTGGTCTGGTGGTTTTTCAACTCATTAAGTATCACCTGTACCTTACCGACTGGTGACGACTTTCTGTTTTCTGCTTTTCGACCAGCAGCTTCTTTAGCAGTTTCCTGTGAAAACTCTTTTCTTATTTCCAATACTGTGCCACGGAGAGTTGGCTCTAATTGATTGAGCTTTCCTTTTTCTGCTGCATAATCAGGAGCTTTAGCAATAGCATCTTCATATATCTTAGTTACTTGCTGATTTAAAAGTTGAACATCTTTTTCAAGTTGAGGTACATTTTCTGCACCAGGGTTTTCATCAATCTCTTTATCTAACTTTTTAATTTGAGCGTTAAGTTTATTCGCTTCTTTGATTGCATTATTTGCATTGTCAAACTCAACCTTGTTGTCTTTAATCTTTTCGTCACTTCTGACAACTCGGTTAGTAGCGTTGTCGATAAACGACTGTTCTAATTCTTGCAGTGCAGCTTCTTGAAATGAAACTGTAGCACTCTCACCTTTAACAATGCCGTGCTTTCTAAAGACTGCACCATCATTTAAACCAACCCTGTTAGCAGATCGAAGTATCTTCTGTACTCTCTTAGATGCAGAACCACCAACCATAGTTCTATTACGACCAATACTTATTTTACCAAAGCCACCTTCATATGTTTTACCCATGTGTGAGGCATTGTCTGCGTACTGATCTGCAACTGAGGCATCTTGCATACCCCTTGTTGACTGATTAGAGGAGAAAGACTTTCCCTTACCATCAACTTGACCAAGCAATTCATCTCGCTTCATCATGTTTTCGATCGTTCTTTCAACAGCTAAATCTGCTGTGCTTACTGCCATCTCAGGAGTAATAGTACCATCTGCAATGTTAGCTTTGATAAGCTGTTCTCTCATTGCGTTGATCTGTTCTACCTTTCCTTTTGGTAGTCGAGACACAAACACTTCCATGATTTGTTGCTTTTCGCTTAACTGTGCAAACTCAGCTTTAGTAAGAGTTGAGCCTTGAGGCTTAGTCATATCGATAGGTGTTCTAACGCCAGCGTCAAGCTCGTTCTCTAATTTACGAACACGCATCTCTAACTGTTCAATGATTTCGCCAGAGTTTAGGTCTGGGTTAATACCATTTGACTTAGCTATTTCTTTGACTTGCTTCTCTGCATCATTAGCAACGGCTCTTTGTGGTGTGGAGCCAGAGCCAGCTTGGAAAGAGAAACTACTGTATGTGTCTACCTGACCCTTGAAGTTTGGGTTGTTAACAATCTGGTTTACTTGTGCTTGAGTAAGGTTCTCTTGACCCCGTATTTTTTTTGTCTCAGTTACTTGACCATAACCACGCTTAAATTCTTCGTCTGTTAATTTGCCAAGGATAGCTTTCCTAAGTTCACTAACTCTAAAGATAGTGTCGTTCATGGCTTTGATGTTACTGGTCATGTTTCCAATCGCAGCTTTCTTGCCAATTAACTTATCCATATCTATAGAGGACTTTTGAACCACATCTGACTTCATAGAGTTTGCCATTATCTCAGCAACTTCTTTTCCGAAGTAATCTTCTGCCTGAATTAAAATTTCAGACATCTTTAAGTTTGGATTTTCGCTAATCAGGTTAGCAATATAAGATGGGGATTGGTCAGCTATAGCTGTTATATATTCGTCTTGAGCAATGGCACGAAGACGAGGATCAGTAAAGGTGCTATCTAAAATTCCAGAAACAACATTAAAATCAAAGAATTGTTCTGGTGAAGTTAACTGTTCAATAGCATTTTGAGCTTGTTGTTGTACCATTGCTCGTTCTGTAAACTGAATGGCAGCAGACCTAAACGCCTCTTTGTCTGCGTTAGTTGGCCTACCTTTTTTAGCTTTCGGTAAAGAGTTAATAACTTCTGCACGGCTAAAGCCAAGCTCATCAACAATATAATTTAATGTAGACTTGAGGCTGGTGAAGCTAATCTTCTCATCTGGGTCAGTGCTGTTAACTAACTCATCAACAATTTCTTCTGCCGACTGTGGCTCTTCAACGACTTTGTTGCCAGTAGCTGTTGCTTCTGTTTCAGCCACGACTTCTGGAGAAGTGTCTTGATCTGGTGCAGCCTTTAACTCTTCAGATTTTTTTGCAACAAGAGCATCTTCAGCAATCTTAGCATTGTTAGTTAATACTTCCAATTCACCAGTCGCAACATCTAATTCTTCTTCTGCTACCCTTAGTGCTTGTTCTGCTGACGTAACATTTTCTGGAACACCAGACTGTAATGATCGCTCATAGGCTCCTGTAAGTCTTGTTAATTTACGACTGGCATTATTTACTTTTGTCGCACCAGCTTCAAAGGACGCTTTTGTATTGTCTACATCTGTCTGAGCCTTATTGATTTCAACTTGCCTTGCCTCTGCTTGAACAGCTACAGGGTCTGTCTTGGGTGCAACATCTTGTACGGCTGAACCATCTGGAAGTTGAGTGTCTGGTCGTGCACCAGGAATAACGGCATCTTTTGGATCAACTGGGTTTTTAACATTAGGGTCACTGCCTGTATTAAAATCAAATAATAATTGCTGTGCTCTTTGATCTTCTGACAAAAGAGTTTCAATTTCTTTTTCAGTAGGCACTAGCCCGTCTTCGTACTTCTTATTCATTCTATTAAATGCGTCTTGAATAGCATTAGATGCTTCAGCTAGTTTCTGACTTTCATTCATTAAGTCATTAGCTTTAGCTGGGTCTTCAGGAGCTATTTGTTGTGCTGACGCTTTTCTTTCGTGAGAGGCTTTGGCTAAATGATCCACTCGTGCTGAAGCAGCTTCTAAATTAGACCAAGTTGAAAGCTCTCCATCAGGAAGATTATTTGCATCTCCCTTTTCTAAATCTAGTCCACCATTTTGTTCTGCTGTTTCAGCTCTGGCTTTGTCATAATCTTGCTTTGCTCTAGCAATAACATTGCCTCTCAAGATTTGAGAAGCTGTCATATCATCGACTTCGTCTACAATCTCGTTTGCAACTTCGTTACTTGCAGCGTCTAGTTTGTCTTGGAACCTAGCTTTTTTTCCTTCACGCATACCTTGAGATAATTTGTTTGATGTCTTCCAGTCGTGAGACCCTGATCTCCCAGCTTTGGTAAAGGCTGGCATATAAGCACCAGCAAGACCCATAGGAACACCGAGAGCACCACCCAAGGCAAAGCCCATAGCAGAAGCAGTAGCAGTTTCAAAAGGATTATATTCTCCTCTTAGCCCTATTTCTATATCTCTGTTTTGAATACCAACATTAGCCACACCTTCAACGAGTGCGTTAGCTGCACCTTCAGCAACAAAACCTTTTTTCATTGCTGCGTTTCGACCAGCCGACTTTGCTGCTTCTTTACTCAGCCCACTTCGTATAGCTGTGAAGGCTGCTGTTTTTGCTGCTGCACCACCAGCACCAAAACCTATTGCGTTAATTGGGTCTAAGATTACTGATCCAGCAATATCTGCTAAATGACCAGCATCTCTATTACCACCCTCTTGCCAGAAATCTGGTAGGGCTGTGTGCACTGATTGAAGTCGGGCAAGTCGTATGTTCTGTGCATCAGTGTTAGATTTACCATCTAAGTAATCAGCACCAATAGCAAAAGTATTGAGGTTACGCCATGTACGATCAGTCCAGAATTTGTCGTAGGCTTCTTCATTTGAACTAAAGGTTATTCCATCTCGCTCACCATAGTAATCCATGATGTCTTGGATAAACTCCCCGTTCTTATAAACTTCGAGAGCCTTTTGTTTATCTAAGTTTGCTGCATAACCAAGTGAAGCTGAACCCTCACCTGAAGGTTGATCTAACCAAGACCAATCCCCACCTTCTTGACTGTCTTTAAATGCCACGCTCGTACTCCATTACTATGCGTTAAATTTGCACTAAGAATACATGGCTTAATATTAGCAGTCGTCCCTACTTTTTTTCGGGTGGCTTGTCCTTGATTGGCTTGATACTTGTAACTCTAGCACCAGGGAAATGCTTTCGCACCTCGTCTACAAACTTGGCGACTTCGGGGTACTTAGCCCTATTGTCTTCTTTGTTTTTAGAATGTTCCATTATGGTATGTTACTTTGATTGTTACTTCTAACCCATTGACCTCTACCATTCTTAACCATTCTAACGCCACCAACAATTTTTGTATTCTGTTGTTGTTGGGTCAATGGCCCCACATAAACATACTGACCATTCTGTAATTGGTATCTTCCAGCCTTCATACCTTGAGGTAGTGGTTGATTATTCGTTATGTAATTAGGGCCAGATTTACTGAAGTATGTAGGCTTGGCATTAGGCTTGGCATTATTGATTTCCATGATGGCAGCAGTTCTTGCGTCTTCTATTTTTTTAGTAATGGTAAGAATACCATCATCATCATCACCATCTAAAAGAAACTCATTCATATCAATTTGCTTAATCATATTATCAAAAAAATCATTAGCAGTTTGAATAGCTTTTTTCTGTATGTCTGGAACTGATATTCCATTAGGGTATGCACTATTCGTCAAGACAGGTTTGTTTATAGGCAGAAGAGCTATCTGTGTCATAGGCTTTTGTATGAAAACAAGAAATGGCTTCATCTCCATGTCAAAATATTCTGTTACTGTTGTGTTTGGCTTGATACCTATTGCATCTCTTTTTCTTTGAGCAGCCTGATAATCAAGTATAGCTTCAGTGCTTGTTGATAATCCATGTCTCCTAACCATCAAACCTATTATAGCAGCTTGTTCAGTTGGGTTACTTGGAAAGTCGTCTTCCACTAATGTCAGAATATCTGTTAAAACTGTACTAACCATTGAAGGTGGTATGTGATAACTATTGTGTAACTGTTCAGCTATACCTGTTGTTGCAGTTTTGTTATCGCTATCTGACATACCTTTTAAGATACTATCAAACTTACTCTGCGAAGTGGTTACTGCTGCATCATATATTGTTTTTGCTGTTGCATCAGCAGTCGTTTTCATTTTTGTATATTTTGCTTTGGCAGCAGAAAGTGCTGGAGTTCCCATAGACTTTAGGAGCTTTTGAAAATTCGCATCATTTATACTTGTATATTCGGGTAACTCATTATCTCTTCTGTACCTGTTCACTGTATCTAACATCATTCGTTGGTTATCCAGCGTTGGGTCTGAAATCATATCCAACAAGGCAATGTCTTTCTCAACATCCTCTTCAAACTTTGTTTCTTGTTTTTCTGAATATGCTCTTGTCTCAGCATTATATATAGGCTGAAGTGCAGCTTTAGTAGCAGCTATTCTCTCTGGAGTAATATCTTTTTCAAGAACACCATTTCTTAAAAGATACAGTTTAGCAAAATCATCTAACTCTGTTGTGCCCATACGAGTAAACTCTGCTGGCTTTGTGTTTAGATTTACGTTCTTCAAAGCATCAGTAAAGTTCTTGTTATCAAAAACCTTTTCTTTTGATAAGTACCCTTGCCTAATAGCATTAACCTTCCAAGCTGGAAGACCAACAGTAAGATGCTCTACTTCACTAAATAAATTTGCTTCACTGTGTTTTGCCATAAAGTCATTTACTTCTTTATCTTTGGCAACTTCAATCATGTTAGGTAATCTATCTTTCCAGCTTTCATATAACTGGTTTCCAAATGCTGGGTCTTTAGGGTTGATCGCTGTAAACCTTGCCTTTAGTTTTTCCTGACCATCAGCACCATCAATGTCAGCGATGTTTAAAAGACTAGGAACTATGTTATCGACCACCTTAGAAATCTTTTGTGTCTGCTCTGCTTGTTGTGCAAACTCAGCAGAAATAGTATTAGTAACTCTTTCATTTGTTCGGTCAGCTAACGCACCCATCATCTTTTCGGCTGGCAATGCCTGACCAAAATAGAAGTCGCCACCAGCTAGATTGCTTCTCATATTAGATAGTTCTTCTACAGATACTTCTTCACCATCAGCGACTTTGGCATCTTTATATGCCTCAAACATCTCAGCGTTTTCTTTACGCCTCTTACGGATGTTAGTCTTTTCGGTGTTGTATGCGTCAAAGAAGTTTGCTGAGAAAGCCATTATGTAGTAGCTCCCTTCATCATTGCTATTTGCTTTTCTAATTCTTTTATCTTTGTAACATTAGGATCAGCAACTGTTGTTGAATTGCCACGAAGATAACTTACAGCACCTGGAGCTTTTTCATCAATAGTTCCGACTACGTTACCCAAGTATGTGTCGGCATTATTCATAGCTGTTGCACTTGCTGTCGAAGCCTTGTTTGCATTGTTAAAGGCAGTGTTCATATAGCTGTTAGCGTTGTTTGTTATCAAACCTTTTTCTGCATCAATAGGTTTGCCATATACAGTAGATACTTCGTTAAGTGCTTTGTCTCTTCCTGAGTTCACTGCATTAGCAAAAGAGTTGGTTCTCATAATTGCAGCATCAAAAGCAGCTTGATCTACCTTTTGGTAGTTCTTCTGTAGCTTAGTTGCTAGAGCAGCTTGCTCATCTTTATAAAGACCTGAACCATCCATGCCCCTTCGTATGGCATTAGAAAATCCAGTTGAAGATACACGATCAGTGATTGCATTAAGATCATCATAACCTTGCTTACGAAGCAAGTCGTAGTTTGCTTGTATATCTTCTGGGTCTACATTCATTCTAGCACCCATACGAGAGTAAGTTTCTTTCAATGCTCCATCAAATTCAGCAATCCTGTTCATCACCCTCTTTTTAATTAGAGCTTCATTTTCAGCTTGAGCTTGAGCAATCGCAGCTTGGTTGGCCTGTGCTTGTGCTCGCATCTGAGCGTCCATTTTACTCTGTGCTTCTGCATCTTGTTTGCTAGTATACGCATCATAGAAGTCGTAAGCGTTACCAAACAGAGAAGCAGACGCAGCCTCTTTGCTGTCGGGCTTATAATAACCCCCGACCATTTTTGAGAATGTGTCTCCGTAACCAGCCATGTGCTACTCCTTATGTATTGGCAAATAGACTTCTGCCAAACCCAGTTCTTTTGTTCATCATGCGTCCAGCAAAAGGATTTGTCTGGTACTGATAAGCCTTAGTAGAGTTAGGGAAAAATCCTTGAGCACCCATTCCAGTCGGCATGTTGTATGCTTGGTCTGCAATAACTGCTTGACCAGGTATAGGCATCATAGCATTTGGGTCAACTAAGTCTGAGTTAGCAACATCAGTTGGCAATGCTTCAAACTCTGTGGGAACTCCATCTGCACCAATGACCTGACCTTCGCCACCCATCATCTTTGCACCAAATCCTTGAAGACCAACACCAGGGTCTCCACCTGAAATATTCGGAGCGTATGCCTGTGCTTCCACACTTCCATCAGTTGGAACTACTCCAGCATCAAGACCCATATTTGTCATCACTGTTCTATCAACGCCTTTAGATGCAAACGGACTAGCACCTTCATAAATGCCACCTTCTCCACCAAGGATGCCAGAAACCAAGTCGTCCTTAGTCGCTCCTTCTCCAACACCAGCCACAAATTGTTTTTGATTTATGTCCGTAGGTTGATTGCTAAAAAAGTTTGTACCAAAACTTGCTCCACCACCAGTTTCTGTTGGTGCTACGTTAGCTACACCAGTCGTGACAGGTGTAACTGGTTTAGGTGCAACATAAGTTTGAGAAGATGACTGGTTATTGTTGTCGTTGCCACCATCATCATTACCTTGGTTTTGCGAGTTACGCTTATTGCTTGCAGATTTTGTTCTTTGAACAATGTCTTGTCCACCACTACCACCTGAACTGTTGCCACCAAATCCACCCATTTTAATCTCCTATCCAAATAATCCCAGCATTGCATCACCAAACTGTCTACGTCTGGAGGCATTACTAAGCGAGTTGTTTGCCTGTAAAGGCGTTACTGCATTACTTATAGCATTTCCGTAGTTTCTATTCTTCCCCCCTGATTGTCGGTAAGTCACTGCTGGGTTTGCGTTAAACAATGGGTTGTTACCAGCAGTCATAACTGCGTCACCTGTTAAGGAAGAAGGGGAACCATTAGCGAAGTATTGTTTTAATTGATCTTGTTGGAACATAGTTTGAGCACTGTCTTGAGCGTCATCACTATATGTTCCAGACGTATCTAATATTTGAAGTTGATCTTGAAGTGCTGGCACTTGATTGTTCATTAATGAAGTACCTTGGTTATTGTCTCCAGTATCTGTAGTGCCACTGCCACCACCAAGTCTTTCTTCAAAGTCGTTATAAGCATCTTCGCCAACTTGAATACCAGTACCATCTTGACTTATTGATGATCCAGACAATGCTCCAATAACACTATTAGCTGGGACACCCATAGCTTGTAATCCTTGAGAAACTCCACCAGAAACCAAGGGTTGAGTTGCTGCCATAGTTGCTAAGTGTGCGTTTGCTGCGTTCATTACATTTCCAGTCTTTCCATAAACTTGCTGACCTACATAGCTTCCTAATGCTGGGGCAGCTTTACTTCCAAGAAATCCACCTATTGCATCGGGGATACCAAAGCTAGTCGTTGATTGGGTGTTGCTGTACCCTGGAACATTGGTTCCATAATTTGTTTGAGTGTTAAAGTCTAAGCCCATACCGAGTGGGCCAAGCAATTTACCAGCGATCATCCCACCAGCAAAGTCGCCAAACTGTTGAGCACCAGTTTGAAATCCTACGTTGCCAGCCTTGTCTATATTTAAATCACCCTTACCAGCGAATTGCTCTCGCTCTCCTGGACTGCTAATACCAAATACTCCGTCAAAAAATCCTCGGTCTTGTGTGGAGTTGTAACCAGCCTGGAATTGGTCAAGATACCCTGTGTTGTTGAGGCCACCTGGCGTGGCAGCTAGGTCTCTATTAGTTTCATCAACTGTTGTGCCTAAGAAACTTCCATAAGGATCGGCAAAGGTTCCATCTTTGTAACCCTCCATTCCTTTTGCATAAGATGTGCCTGTAGCAAGGTTAGAGCCAAGCAACTCTGCTGCACTAATGACACCAGCCCTAGTTGGCCCAATAAAATTATCTGGTACATCTACCCTTGTGTAATCTGGGTTATTGTTAAAGGAAGTATAGCTCGAACCTAGTGGCCCCAAATTAGGGTTTTCATAAGGATTAATACCTATGTTGCTCATATACTCAGGTGGTGTATTAGTTATGAATGATCTAGTCGTATTAAGGTTGCCCTTTGCCATATTGACTAGATTAGGGTCTACTGGTGGCCCATTATACATCCTACCTTCAAAGTCGGCTTTAGCCTTTTCTTCTGCCATCCGATAGTCGTAGTCAGCTTCAGCCTGTCCCTTGGTATTGCCATAGGCTCCACTTGAAACTGGGTTGCCGTTACCATCTGTAACGCTGTTACCCTTTCCGTCTTCCACTCCCTTATAGCCAGAACTATACCCAGCGTTAGAAAGAGCTTGGTCAACATCCATTGCTTTGGATGCTTCATCTGGTGTCATACCTGACACGCTTCTGCCCATAGAAGTTGTGCCCACAGGAGAACCTGTCATTGCTGTGACTTGACCTGGGCTTACACCAGGTTCGCTATCTTCTCCAGGAGAACTACCCATTTAATTACCCTTCCTTTTTTTTACAGTCGCACAATTAATTGGAAGTGTCGTCCTTACAACTTCTTTCCGTAAGCTGGGCCAAGGTATGTGTATCCAAGTCGTTTGGACAGGGCATCCCATTGTCTTCTTTGTGTGGCAGTCGGGGCGAAGTAGATATGTTTTGCGTCAAACGATCTTGCCCATTTTTCATACTCTCTCATAAACTTTAATGCAGTCGTTCCAGTTCTTTTCTCTGGCACTACATATAACAACTCTTCTTCTCCATGTACTGAGTGACCAAAAAAAGTGTAAGTAACTTTTGCAGAAAGGAACCCATAAACAGTCCCCTCCTCTTCAGCAACTAGGAACAACTTGTTTTCATCTAAGAGATATTTATAAGCATAGTCTCTCATCTTTTCAGAACTGAATGGTTCGTCTTGCCACCAACTCTCCAGTATCATTCCAAGAGCTAGACCAACACATTCTTCAATGTCTTTTTCGGTAGCTGGTCTAATCCTCATACTAAGATTGAGTTACCAAATCCTGAACGTCTTGCACTGCTAGATAGGTTTCTCATAAAACCTCCTTGATCGTCTTCATCAATGTCACTGTATTTAAAAGCACCAGTGTCTTTATCTTTTACTTTTTGTTTATAAGAAACACCACTAGGCATACGGAACATAGGAGCTATAGGCAGTTCAGCAGAAGGTCTTGCTAAGTAATTAGGATTGTCATTCCCCTCTAAGAAACCAACAGTTGGTGCAGTAGACATAGGAACATTTGCTAGGCTCATATTGCTTGTGTCTATGTTTGCTGACGGGTTCGGTACATCATCAGCATTTGGCTTATATCCCATCATGCCACCAAGACCAGCACCTAGAGAAGCACCATAAAATTCTGACTTACTTGTTGTGTCGTACAAGTTTCCTAAACTACTTGAAAGGTCTTTTGAATTAATTGTGCCCGTCTTAGGGAGGCTTCCGAAGTCTTTGCTTGTCAGAGCTTGATCTAAATACTGACCACCATAACTACCGAGACCAGCACCCAATCCAGATGCCAAAGATGTTTGACCTGAAGCTCCACCTAAGTACTGCCCTCCAGCAACCAGTGCACCAGTCGCTGCTGCTTTGGCATACGGGTTATTAGCTACATAGTCGGCTGCTGTTTTTCCATAATCACCCACTGTTTTATATAGATCGTCCATCCAATCAAATTGTTGAACACCAGTCTTGGTGTTATAATTACCCTTGTCTGAACCAACTACAAATTGCTGTGGGTTTTTACCCATTGATCCTATGGCCTCTTCGACAGCAATAGCAAGTTCAGGAAATTGTTTCTGAACGGCAACAGGCATGACTTTTTCACCAGGTTGCATATAGGTAATACTTGTATCTTTACCTTCCATAGCATTGGTGTGTTCAATGTCTCCCTTGCTTGGAACTTTAGTCGGAGTTTTTTCTAGTCTGTTGTATAACTCCTCAATTCTTTTTTGTTTGAACTCTTCATTAGCTGCGTCAATTTCCATCTGGTTTTTCTTGGCTCTGTCACGATCCAAATCTATACCAAGAAAAGCAGCGTTGGGAGTTACACCTGGATGAGAAATACCTGGCACTAAACCATGCACTCCATCGCTATGAGGCTTGTCTTGCATATTCGCAATAAACCTTTGTAGGTTTGCCAGTATGCCGTAGTCGTCTAGTGCATTAGAGAACGCAGAGTTGTCTGATCGTTTAACGCCTGATCTAGTAGTGTACTCTCTTTGCTTTGGTGGAGAGCCGTCTTCGTTAAACGCTTTTATTGCTTGAGTTAAAATCATTCCAATATCATCGTTCATCTCAACCTCCTATACGTTTACAGTGGCAGCAGCAACTACGACTTCTAGGCTTTGACCACCAGAGTTATTAGTTGTGACAATCTCTAATCTTCGAGAAGCGACTGTTGCATTGATCTCAATAACTGTAGGCAAGCTGATAGAACTTAATGTTGATGTAACAGCATGTGTCGTTCCAACCAAAGAGCCATCTACTGCTAACTGAATAGTACAAGTTCCTCCGTTTGTTTTAAAAGCAAGCCCATCAATTCTTATTGTTTGCTTCCAGAACCTTGTGAAGAAGTAAGTCTTATTAGATATAGAAGCAGCACTGTCTTCGTGCACTGAGAAGAATGGGATAGATACTGTAGAAAATGTTTCTGGCAACTGAGTGACAGGCAAGTTACCTGATGTATCAAGTGTAGCCACACCATTCGCAGCACCCATATAAGTCTTAGGTACTAGAGCCGATACGTCAATGTCACCATACTCAAGAGCCGTACCCGTTCCGTTTACTCGAACATACTGACCAGCGTTGGTTTGTATGAAAGTCGGAAGAGAACTTTCAGGCGATGTCTCAAGCCACTGTGTACCATCATAGAACTTCAAGATAGCTGGTGTCTGAGATGTATCCAAATGCAAGTCGCCTGTAACAGCAGTCAAAGGTGTTGTTGCTTGGCTAACTAGGTTTGCTTTACCAGCTAGACCAGTAGATAAGTTCGCCACTTTGATTTGTGGTATCTGATTATCTGTAACTGAAACCTTGGCAAAGTTGATATATCCATTTGTGGTATATTCATCTTCAAACATTAACCCAGCAACAGTCTTCAGACTTTCGTTTTCCACTGTCATTATTGTGATCTTATCACCAGTGTTTAACGGATTAGATGTATCAAGAAATGTAATTGTGTTTGCAGCAGCAGAGGCCAAGTAGTCAGCATTACCACCTTCTTCTTGAAGAATACCATTTCGCCAAACAAGAATTTTCTCATCATCAGTATGAACAAACGCCACGACTGTAGTTGAACCAGAGATAGCTTTGTCTTCTCTACGGAAGTTAGTTACAGACTGAGACCTGATTGAGAAGATTGTTATCTTATCTCCAAGTGCTACTGCTGGAGTAGTGCTAACAGTTACAGTATTGTTTGTTGTATTCTTTGTATATTGAGCGACCCCACCATCACTAAGAGTATCGTGCAGAAGAACTCCGTTCTTATACACATTAATATCTTCTGTGGATGGATCGAATGAGTAACTTACGACATTAACAGCAGCACCCAAAGTAGCAGTAGCCGTAGCACCAGTTCCATTTCCACCTGATAAAGTTATAGTCGGAACAGTTGAGTACAGACTTCCAGCAGAAGTTACTGTGATAGCATCAACAGCACCACTACTATCAATCGTTGCCGTTGCAGTCGCAGTCGTACCAGAACTATCAGTTGGTGCTGCTACTGTTACAGTCGGAGCAGCCGTATAACCCGATCCACCAGAACCTATAGCAATAGATGCGACTGGCCCACCAATAACAAGGTCTTGCCTGTTGAAGAAGAATGGCCCCTCAACATTACCAACAGATGCACCAGCAGTTCCTCTAAAGGTTGTGATGTCTGCGATTGTTATCCAACCATCTTCAGCACTTGTGTATTGTCCAACTCGGTATTGGATACCTGAGTTAGCGTCAATACGCATTTCAATAGGGCCACGGAAGACACCCTCTTCATTGAAGAGAACTCCCAAGAGTTCGCCTAAAGTTTTGTCACCAAGCTCTGCTGAGTTGACGTATCTGATTACGTTCTCAAAATCTGTGTGGATATTTCCAGAGTTCACATAATTCTGAGGATGCTGTTGTCTAAGTCTCGCCATTTTTTAAGTCCTCACATTTACTGCAAAACCGATAATTTTGAGCAACCCTTTACCCTTTGTTGTAAAGCGAAACTGAACTCCTCGGTATCTATGTTCAAATTTTCTTTCATACTGTCTACTTAACGGAACATCAGGGAAGTTGTCGTCCACACCACCTTCTGTGATGGTGAACTGAATGGCTGACAAGTATCTGCCTCGCTCATCAAAAGCCTCGACTTGAAGCTCTCCTTTTCCTGTTGCTTGTAGTATAAAAGAGTAACTCTCCTTAATATCGTTGATAGCTCCTTGCCATAGGATTGGCGTTATCACTACCATCTCAGGACTAAAATCTAATTCGTCTTCGATCTTTCGTCTTTCCCAAACACCACCAGGAGTTCCCATAAGAGTAACACCACCTAGTTGTGTTCCACATCTGGCGTTAAGGAAGTCGCCAGTGCTCCACTTACTTTCACCACCCTGAATAGGGTTAAGTGTAAGTGTAAGTCTTTTTGTAAGCTGTTCTGATAAAGGAAAGAAGACATGATACTGACCTTCATCTTGGTCGTAGAAAGCTGATATATCTTCTTTGTTCTCAATTTGTTTTAGTAAAGCACGATAAGTCAGGTCAATCTTATTAGACATTGGAATAGTATAGATTGTCACACCATTCGTTTCACTTCTACGCAGAGAATGTATGCCATCCCTAGAACAAAACAATAAGTCTGAACCAGCTTGTGTGATTGTGTTATGACTAATTGTTCCAACTTTAATGTTGGCTTTATCGTCAATAGACCATTGTGTGTAGTCAGGATGTAGATTGTAAACTAGCGTTTGGTCGTTAGTAAATACAGCAAGTCGAGAGTTCTCAAATACCCCCAGACCCATAATCTCATCAGCAGTTCCGATAATGTTTCCCACATCAATGTCAGACGCTTTAGTAACCTGTGCTGCTGCTGGGTCTTCATCATCCGTAAACGTAGTCTCGTCATCCACTCTACTAAAATCAATTACAGTTCTCTTTCCTGGCATACCAGCTATAGCAAGTCGTCTTTGAATTGACACAGCAAAGCCAGGGCGAGGATCAGAAAAGGCTTCTATTTGTTTCCATACGAACCCATCATACTGGTACATATTGAAATCTCGTGAAGCGAATACAACCTTATCATTATACACAGTCGAAGTGACGACTGCTTTTTGTGGATAAACTTCTGCTGCCGTGTGTAATCTTTCAGATTGCAGTGTCATTCCACCACCATCTACTTGAGACCATATTGCAAGATCACGACCAAAGAAGTTCACATGAGTAATTAGTTTGTCACCTTCAGTTCTTTGTGTAGCACCTGGGTCACGCACCATTGCACCACGCCAGTCGGCATAGCCATTACTGATGTCGATCATGTGCTGTTTCTGCCCAGTGTCCAAAGCTCCCTTATCACGAGAACTATCAATTCCTTGGAAGTCTTCGTAAGGGTAGGTTTTGTATTTAACACCCGAAGGGGCGTAAGTCGTAGACATTATCTACTCCCGTCATAAGACTGTGTCCCAGTAGGCTTTACAGTTCTGTCCCAAGGGGACATCTCTATAGAACCAGAGCCATACTTCCTGTAGTACAAAATTCTATTCATCATCTTAAAGTACATAGGGCCATAGGCTTCAATCTTGTTAGACTGTTGCTGAACGGAATAATGATAAAGCATACCAGCAACCATTATGTTATCAGGTACTTTCCTGATGTCTGATGGGTGGTAGTAGTAATCTATCTCTGGGTTGTCCCAATAAGGATGACCTCTCAAGTCTTCCAATACTAAGTTGGCAAACTCAACAAACATCATCATAACTTCACCATCAACTGTTCCAGGGTGCATGTCCCCGTATCGTCTTAGTGCTTGCATAGTTATTGTTTCAAGTGATGAGTAAGGTGTTTGGAGATGAGGATTGTTAGCAGAGTAACGATTGCGTTGCTCTTTCTTCTCCTCATACTCCCTCCAAGTTGTATTAGTTTGAGCAATACTGTTCGCATCTATATCTTGGCGTAAGTCTTGTGCACCAGCTTCTTTTGATACTCCATCCTTATCAAGATGAGTTGGTTCATCAGTCTCAGGTGTCTTACCTGTGATGTTTGAGTATGTTCTTGGTGTTGCGACAGTAGCCATAATCTATTCCTTTGATTTTATCACTCTTCCTGTAACAAAGAAGTCGTGAAGTTCCATAGCCTCTACAAGTTTAGGTGGTATTGCCCATATACAATATTCTCTTTCCTCATCCCAGTATCCATGCTGAACTTCATTACGAAGTTGTATGTCCCAACATTGAGTTACTTCATCAGCCGTTACATAATAAACAGGGCTATTAGTTTGAGGTGTTGCTTTTTTTACTGCTGCATTAGCTTTTACATTCTTAGCCGAAGATGCTGCATCGTTTCTAATGTCTTGTCGGTTTTTCATAGTCACTCCTAAAAATAAATAAGGCGAGCCATTAAGCTCGCCTTATTCTACAAGGTATTCAGTAGTAGATCGTCCCTACTATGATACTGCGTTCCAGTTCTTGATTACCCAGTGAGGCTTAGATTGTAACATTTCAAGCCCACACTCAGTTTGATACATGTGCTTCACACCATCAAAGTCTGGAGTTTCAATGTTTCTCATTAACTGAGTATCACGACCAGCCATGTACTTGTATGAGATTTCATTCATATCAAGGATAACGGCAGTCTTCGCCATGTTAGGAACTTGACGGAACATTGGGTGCATCTGCACAAGTAGATCGCCAGCGTATGTTGTGTAACGAGTGAATGATACACCATAAGCGTTGTCTACCTGAGTAGGTTGCCACCTGTTCTTACCAATTTCCATAAGGTTAGAGATAACCCTTGCACCAGCGAACATAACTTTCTCTGAACCACCATACTGGAAAATGTTTTCGATCAATAGACGATCAAATTCTTTTTCAGTAATTGTGTTAGAGGATGCAAAACCAGACGCTGCATCTGAGATGTTTGTAATCTGAGATAACAAACCACCAGTGTAACGAGTTGGTGAAGCAGTTGATCCGTTGGCGATGTGACGCTTGCCGAAGAACATTGCTCTTTCAATGTCTGACATGTGCATCTTGAGTGCTTTAGTTAAGCTCTCTTGCTCCTTGTCTCCAGTACGGAGATAGGTGTTTTGCAAAGTACCAGAAACTTGAACAGCAGTTTTGAAAATCTGCGTAAAGTTAAAGTCTGTGGTTGGATCAAATGATACAGCAGTTGGTGCTGTGCCACCTTCAATATCTGCAAAACCAGCAATGATTAGTGCACTGTCATCAGCAATCTGGTGAGATGTACCACCGATATTACGTTCCAAAGTCAACTGGTGATTGGAAGTATTAGCAGCAGCAGTCGCTCTCATTACTTCTCCAGTTACTGTATTATAAATAATAGTTCCTGGAATAACGAAAGCCTCGTCATCACTTGCATCAACAGTAACAGTTGTTGTTGAAGTAGATGAGACAGCACCATTTACTTGTAGCTTACGATCTGGAAGTTCGTCACGAAAGTGATTGTACTTTGGATCGTCTGTGCTTTCACTGCCAGTCATTGATAACAATGCCTGTAGTGGTGCAGAACCATTTGGCTCTAGGAGAGTAAATAACTCTCTATAATTCGTAGGTCGGAAGTCGGTAGAAAACTGACCAGTCCCACGAAGTCCTGAAATAGCAGCCATGATATTACTCCTTATAGGTTGCTTAGTGTTAAAGACAAAGTGTTACTTAGATTTCAGCTTACTGTCTCCAGACGTAATGCTTTGACCTTAGTATCTGTTGGTTTAATGAAGCCGTAGCGTCCCAACGAGTACAGTATTATAGATATTTATTTACCAGTCGTCCCTGTTTGCTTACTTTTTTACAAGGATGATTATTACTACGACTGTTAACGCAATCTGAATTGCATCAAAGACGGGTAAAGCCATCATTTATACCATGCCTCTCTTTTCTTTTGCTTGTTGTGTTACTGCATCCATAAATGCTTGGTTAGCATCAGGAGCCGTAGTGTTTCCACCACCAGTCGGACTTGCGTTAGGAGCACCTGTAAATGCTTCCCTACGACTTGCCATAGTTCTAAGACGTTCCATTTCTGGCCCCATCCTGTTGGCAGAGAAGTCGGCCATAATTTTATCCACAAGGCCAGCGTCAACAAAGTCTTCGACTGCGTACCCTCGTTCAAAAGCAAAGGTAAAGAAATCTTTTTCTGCGTCATCAGGTAATTGATGCTTTGCTTGTGCAGCGTTAAGATTATTTGCAGCCATCATCTTGGCAGCGTCATCACTCTTTTGAGAAGATGCGTCAACCATACCAGTAGCGTCTGCTGTTATCTGTTGGGATTGAGTAAGCATTTGCTCCATTGCAGTTCGCATTTGGGCGTTCTCGGCAGCGAGTGACTGGACGAGTTTGTAACCTTGCCTATACATAGGTGGCAAAGTGACTGCGTTCTCGCTTTCCCATTTTGCGATTTCTGCATCCATTTCGGCTCCCATAGTGTCACCCCCATCAGGGCGATCAGGTGTCCTATCATGGTTTCCTCCCATCTGTGGATTTTTCACATAAGCATTAGCTGCTGCATGTAGGAACTGAGCTACGTCATCTCCACTTGCTTCGTGACCATTTGCCTTTGCTTGGTTCATTATCTGTTGTACTAAAGCGATTGCTGGCTCTAGTGGTTTGTTCATTGCGTTCTTGTGATTTAAGTCCTTGTATCTTGTAGCCATTCCAGCAATTTGATTTTGGGACATACGCCTAACATCACCCTCACCAAAAGGAACATCTATGTATGCTTCCATAGCTTGATTATCACCCTCAGTATTAGGAGCGTTAGCTTCCATTACTTTCTCAGTCGGAGTGGGTGGTGTTTCTGGTTGAGGAGGAGGTGCTGTAGGTGCTGCTTGTGGAGGAACTGCCCCAGGAGGAGGTGCTCCAGCGTCTACGTTTGCTTGTCCTAATTGTTGAGATGCGACTGCATCCATCATTGCCTTGTCTGCGTTTGGATCGATTGCCATTTTGTATTCCCTTCTAGCCGTAGCGAGATTAATTTAAAGTTGAAGCCGTAGCGTCACTGTTTAGTTTTGATGTAATTGGTTTACCTTGTTGAGCAGCATCCAGCAGCAAGTCGTTCTCTAGTCGTGAGACTAAATTACTAGGTAGGTCTAAAAACTTCTGAGCAGCCCACATCGCACCACGCCTGAAGTGTATTTCGTCTGTAGTCATATTCCCACCTTGTTCGGTGAGTTGAAGGGCAGCTTGTATTATTGCATCCCTCATTTCTTTTTCTAGTACAGTCCATGCACTAGACTTCTTGAACTCAACTAAAATATCGTGTTGTTCTTTTTTCGTCATTTATTAATGCTCATATATACTCCGATAGAGATACAGCCAAGTAAGGCTAATACAACCCATCGAACCATTGTCTTGACAGCAGTAGATTTAATATCTCTCCAGCCATCTATTAACTGCCGTAAGTCGTGAATATCTTTGGCAGCATCCAGGTCATCAGACAGTCCGACTTTCGCCAGGGCTTTCTGAGCACCTAACTCGGCTGACCTTTCCAACATAGCTTCAAGCTGTTTGTCCGTTAGATCAACCATGATCTATCTACTCAGCTTCGTATGCAGCTTTGTCAGTAGCGATTGCAGAAGCATTACCACCATCACTAATACCCATTGCCGAAGCCTTATCAGCGTCACCATTGATCTTAGGAGACAAGGCAATAGCTCGGTTTAACAAGTATTTGTTAGAAGTCGCAGTAGCTTCTGGAACAATGTCTTCAAAGCCACCATCAGCAGTTGCGTAGGTACTATCTACTGCATGGTAGTAGTGACCCTCAAACTCCATAATAGACTTAACCTTCTCGCTATCCCAAGTCGGGTTTCCCCAATCTTCTTTTGGAGTTTTATATAATACTGTTGCCATTTTCTTCTCCTTAATATTTTAATTATGGTGTCATTTTATGTGGAACATATTGGTCTGCTGCAAACCCAGCTAGACTTCCACTATATTCTCTGCCCCAGATATAGAAGTTACCATCGCTATCCAAAGCTCCACCACAACCTTCTTGAGTAGAGGATGAGTGATAACCCCAGTTGGACAAACCTATGATCTTTCCTTGAGCACCTTGAGGTAACTGGATTGGCTTTGGAGTATCTGTGTTAGTTGGTGGGTTAGTGTAACCGAGTGTGGCTATAGAGTACCCAGCAGTATAAACAAATCCGTTCTTCTTCATGGCTCGGTCTGCTACTGTCTTGTGTACCAGAAAGTGGTTCCATGCATATGGATATGTAGTGCTGTCTGTGTTAGCAGAACTCACAACATCTGAACACCAAGTTAATTGGTCGTTACAAATAACTGGGGTATTGTGTTGTACGCCACCATCTCCAGTAGCAGCCTCACCCCTATAGTTACGTCCAGCGTGCCACATTCTTCCGTCATTAGTTACATAGAATGTATTACCGAAGTGGCCTTGAGGAGCAAACAAATCTATAACATATTTGTTTGTATCGGTTCCAAGTCCACCAACAACTTGTGTAAAGGAGTTTTGCTGAGATGCGTTACCCACACCTAGTTGACCATACCCATTATAACCACATGCGTACACTCGCCCTGACGCACATACAACATGAGTTGCACCATAAGAACCTTTTTGGGACATAACTGCTTTTACAATAACCTGACCAGATATGGTTCTTTCTATCGGTGCGTTAGCCAAAGTTGTATTGCCAGACCCAAGCTGTCCGTATCCGTTGTAACCCCAAGTGTAGAACTTTTGGTCAGTCGTAATAGCACCAGCATGAGGATACTGACCACCAGACATAACAATAGATTTTACGTTTTTGTTAAATGTGGTTATTTTCTGTGGTGTATTCTGGTTGGTTGTGTTTCCAATACCTATAGTTCCATGGCCATTGTAACCCCAACCATAAACATCTCCATCTTCCATAAGAGCCAAGATTGTGCCGTATGCTTCTGAACCAGCACCAGAACCTATTACATATCGGACAGGGCCAGCGTCAGACGGGAAGTTAACTTTGTTAAAGTAAACCCTGTCTGTGTTTGCACCATCTCCATTTTGGCCTTCATCTCCGTGACCAGTGGCATATACATCACCATTGGCGTAAACAAGAAAGGTGTTGGCGTAAGTTTTTAGCATTTGCTTACAGTCGCTTTTTTGTAAATCTTTCTCATCAGCGTTAATGCCATGACCACCCAAGCCTGAAGTACTGACCTGAATACCAGGAGTTGCAAAGGCTTTAGTGTTGTCGGTTCCGTTACCTCTTCCTGTTGCACCCTCTGAACCAGCACCCCAAGTAGATGGCTCAACGTAGCCATTGCTATAATGAAGCATACCACCACCTCTGTAAGTGGTTTGAGTGGATTGTGCTTGAGTATCAAATGTTCCTACGTTTGCCTGATAAGGAAATGCAGAAGCATCGGTAATCATGTTAGCCATTCGGAACTTACCATCTGACCATAAACCAGTTAAGTCTCCATGAACGGCAGCGACTTTATTATGATAAAACTCTTTTTGCTTCATCCATGTTGGCTTGTTTGTCCACTTGTCGATGCTTAAAATACTATGATCTTCACCGATTGGAAGCCGTGTAACACCTGTGGCAGTTACAATGCTGATCTGTCCACCTAGTCCGACTGTATCGAATGTCGCACTGTCTGTTCCACCTGAGTAATAATAAACTGTTGAAACATTAGGAGTTGCTGGGACTGCGACTGTTACAGTTGCATTGACAGTTCCTTCTGTACCAGAGCGTGACACATGAACTGAGGATGTTGCGTCCCAGCTATCTAAAGCTGCACCTGAATTATGTGTGCCGTCTGATGTTGTTGAAAACGAAAATACATGACCAGAGTTACTAGCGTCTGAAACGTCAAAGATGTACGACACACCAGGATACATAGTAAAGCTAGGAGCCTTCTCGTGAGAAGCACTAAAGTTACCAGCAACATTTGTGTCTGGACGTAGATAATAATAACTTTCTTGACCATAGTTACGAACATGTACTGATATGTTTTTTACAGTTTGTGTCGGTACACCTTCACGATAAACCATGTCACCAGCAGTCGTAGTCGGAGTTGATATAGCTGCTGTCACGGCTGCTGTATCAATCACATGGCTTACGACTGTGCCTTCACAATAAACCCAACCAGTTGTATTGGCTGCGATTGATGGGATGTTTGCAGTCTGAGTGTCTGTCTTTAATTTCACAGGAACTGGTAGCTTGTTGTCCACCACAAACGCCACACCTGAATTTGGAATTGTAAGAACATACTCGGTAGCTGTGTGAGTACCAGATGAGTTGGTTAGCTTCACAACTGTTCGTGCTACTTGCTCGTCAGTTAATGTTCGAGCTTGCTCTGTTGCAAGGGTACATACAACGCTTTCGACTGGTCGAGAAGCTGTGTCTACCATTTGCAATAGTGCGTCTGCACCAAATAGTCGTTCAACTGCTGTTGATAAATAAACTAGGTCTCGGCTGGTTGCTGCCGAAGTTCCTGTAGCATTTGCGAGTGATTTGCCTTGAACTTTAATGGCATCAACTAACTCTTTTAGAGATTGTGTGGACATTTATTTTCCTCCTTCAAAGGACGTTAATACCAAGCAAGACACTTTCCTCAAGTAAGTCTAAGCGTGGCTCTGAGTTTGTTCTAAAAGTTGTGATCTCTGAAAGAATTGCGTTTCCATCAAAGAACTCAACCCATTTTGTATTGTCTACTGTCGCTGCTGAAGTATGTGCTGTGATACAAACTAAAACCTTTTGACCACTTTGAACCATGTCAAGTCGTTCATAACTTTCTCCAGAAGCATAAATACCCTTCTGTCTGAAAAAGAATTGGTTTGTATCAAGCCACCCATCGTTAGCATTAGTAAAATTACCAAACCTAGCTTGGAGTTTAGGGTCTGCTCCAGCAGTTTGGTTAACACGGAAAGCTAGTGCTGTTGGATTTAATCCACCATCAGACGCATACAAATTATCCATAAGAGCAGATAGGGTAAAGCCACCTTTCTCACACGCTTCCAGATATGTATCAAGAACATGGGTTCCAGTCGTTGCCGACCTGAACGATATTTGTTCTCCTGTTGGTCTTGTAAAAGCCATATTACTTCCCGTTTATAGTTGATACAAATTTACTTTGATGGTCGGCATCTGTCGTCCTTACTTATTCAATACCCATCTTTTGCATCAATGTTATTAGTTTTGCCTTGGTTAAGGCATACTTGTCGTCCTCATGGTATCGAGCATTTAAAGAATTTAGTTTCCACATGACTTCTTGGATTTGTTGTTTACAGCTACAATTTGCACATCCCTGTGCTGGTACTGGCATTGTTCGCATTTCATGCTGTTCAATGGCTTCTTTAACAATCTGTTTCATCCATTGCTTGGACAACCCATCAAGACTAAGGTTCTGCTCAAGTTCTGCTGCTTTAGTTTCAGTTGGCATCTTACTCTCCCATTCTTTTCAAATTACCTTTTTGTGCCTCTTGCTGTAACTGTTCTGCTGGCATTACCGAAGCACCCCTTGCTTTTTCCATCATCTCCATCTCCTGAGATGGCGACATGCCCTGTGCTTTTTCATCCTTAGAAATCTTAAACTGATCCAAGTCTGACACACCCATTGAACGCACAGCTTCTTCAGCAATCTTGCCCATCTTGTATTCCATAGACAAACCACTCTGGCTCATCACTTGTAAGATGTTCATCCATGTCTCTGCGTTTCTTGTCGGCTCAACTGGTAAAGTTCCGTCAACAACTAAATAATCTATTTCTCCTTGTAACATTGTAGCATCGAAATCTAGGTAGTCGTCCGATATGACAGACGCTAGTTTACCTGGACTATCTTCTGCTGAAATTCTTAGAGAACCCTCCATGTTGATTGCATCCTGAAGGTTAGCAACCATCATACGAACCATAGGTCTAACGGCTGTGGCTGACATAACACGACTGATAACACCAAGTCTTTGTGATCCGAGTTGTGTAAGTCGTTGGATTTCAGTCGCAGATCGTATTCCATCTCCAGTCGGCATACCCTGTTGCATGTCTGACGCAGCACTAATACGTTGTTTTAGTTCTGACATTTGACCAATATCATTCCAGTGACCTCTGGTAACATCGGGTACTTCTGCGATAAACACACCATCACCTGGTTTAGTTCCTGGCAAAGTACGCACTAATCCCCACGGATTTCTGTCAATCAAGTCGGGAATACTAACGGATGTTGGGTCTACAAATATCAAATTACTTAGTGCAGCCTGTACGTTATCTATACGAGAACGCAATAACCATGTGCTTATCTCATGTAATGGAAGCATTAAGTCGTACAAGGACTGTGCATAAGTCTTGTGACTGTCGTGATATATACCACCAATGACTACAGGAAACTGTCTGCCGTATGGATTAAGTTGGAAACGGATGACTGCTTCTTCGTCAAGTATCGTGGCAAGTAACCAAACCTGACCAAGTTGTGGCATACCAATCTCATAACCATTAAGTCGTATCCACGCTTCGTCTGTAATTCTGTTATCATCTATTGAGTAGTGAAAACTATTGCCAGCACCTGATGGGTCTTGTGGGTTTATGTTAAGACCTTTGCCTTCTTCTTTAACAAACCTATGTGCTTCCCAGCTTTCTTTGGTAGCTCGCTTGCGTCTTAGTCCTGGGTACTTTGCAATCTTTGGATACATGTCCATACCCATCAA